ACATGCCTCTTGAGCAGTTTGAAAATAAATCAAAATAAATGAAAATAACAGTTGACAAGGTTATACTACTGTGGTATAATAGTCTTAACAACAACACAAAGGGTAAGTATATTATGAATAGATCTGTATATGATACAACTAAAACTGAAAGAATGGTTGGTGACATTGGTCGTAGACTAATGGACATTTCTGTAAGTACTCCAATGAAGGGTTTGAAAGATGAACAAATTGCTCGTACAAATCGTATGAGTTCTTTTGGTGATGCTCTTACTCGTTTTGGTACTACTTTTGGCCCACGTAACTTGGAAGAAGTTCTTAAGGTATCTGGTGTTTCTAAAGTAGAAGCAGAAGAGTTTATGCAATTAGGTAATAAAAGAGGTTGACATCCTCTGTAGTTCTGTGTTAAAATAATCTTATCAAATAAAGGGTATGAAAATGACTATTACTACTTCAGCAAGCTCTCCTGAACGCAACGAAGAAATGCTCGATATGTGTTTCTCTGATTACCACAAAGAGGTCTATGGCTTTCGTCCACGTAACGCAACTTGGGACTACTATGTTTGCTTATCGCAAGCAGAGTTCAATGAAGAGCTTGCGCAAATGGAAGCACAGAACGAAGCTCAGTTTCTTGAAGCGAGAGCGGATGAGGCAGAAGACGTTGCAGACTTTAAAGAACAAGTTGAAGATGCTATCAGAGTAGGCGCCGGTGATGAGACCACTGCACTACGTTGGATAACATCAGAAGAAGAGTTCTATTCTGGACAATGTGTTGAGCACTTTGTGTGGCAGCGTGGTATACTCTTTACTACTTACGGTCGTAATCTTGTTGAGAAGCTTCTTAACATAGTAACCTTTAAAGAGTTTCAAAAATACGGTTGAGAGTGAAATTAATTTGCATTTAAATGAAAATAACTGTTGACATTTGTTCTTAAATGATGTATAATAGACTTATAAATTAAACAAAGGACTATATTATGAAACTTGAAGATAGAACACCAGCTTACTACACAACTGTTAAAATGATTAACGGTAAAGTTGCTCCTGAAGATCAGGGTACTCTTGACGGAATCAAAATGGTTGTTCGTCTAGGAAATGAAGCCTTCAAAGACACTGCACCACGTCAGCGAGTAAAGCTTCAAGCTCGTGGTCCACGGTCTGTTCATTCAGCAGCAGATTATAACGGACGCCGACGTTGTTATGATCAATCCTTACCTCTTAAGTATGCTACTCATTGTGATGTTTACGTCTATAACGTTTAAAGGAATTTTGTAATGGATATGGTAACCCTTAAAGCTCTTGATAAGATGCCGTTAGATGATGCACGAAGTGCAGCGGTGAAGCTTATCAATCCAAAGACTAAGATACTAGTTCTCAATCGTTTAAAGTACGACATCTCAGTAGCTCGTAATGCTGGTGAAGTGTCGCGTATCATGTGGCAAGTTTACATGTCTGGTACTGGCTACGGCACTTTAAATTCATCATGGAAGAAACACTATGGCAATTAAATTACCCTTGCAATTGCCAGAGCCAGTCATGCTTGAATTAACAGAGGATGAGCTAGCTCACATCGAAACGATGGCTAAAGAAATGCATGCATGCCCTAAGCGTAGAAACAATCGTGATTATGACACTGTTTATGCTCACACAAAAGCTGGTGTTATTCTTGAGTTTGCTTTAGCTAGATTAGGTGGTGTGATGAATCCCGCTGTTTTCGATCCAACTATTCCATCATCTCATAACTGGGATCTTGATTGGAATGGATTTCGTTGTGAAGTAAAGCGTGCTGTGGATCCTGTGGGCAAAAAATTTGATACTAAGTGGCTTACCATAGCTAATAATATGGCGCAAAAATTAGCACGCAATCGTAAGTTATATGAAAATTGTGTTGACATAGTGGTTTTTGGATGTTATAATAAACTATCTGAAAATACTTATGACGTGCGATGGCGTTGTGTTGCACCTTTTGATACTATACGCGAAAATCTTAAAGCTTGTAATGAAAAATATGATAACAACTGGCTTGTTGATCAGTATGGTAACAAAAAGATTAAGTTTTTCTACAACAAAAATGGCGATAACCGTGCCATCTATAATGAAGCTGTTTATTAATAGGATATATAATGAAATTCGATACCGGTAAGCCACCAATCAATCTAGTTCCTTCTACAGCGATTATTGCTGCAGCTAATGTATTTGCTTTTGGTGCTAAAAAATACGGCGAAAACAACTGGCGAAAAGATGTTAATAAGTTTCCCGTGTCTCGTCATTACGCTTCTATCATGCGACATCTCTTAGCTTGGAATGACGGCGAAGATATCGATCCTGAAAGTGGCTTACCTCATATTCATCACGCAATGACACAAATGATGATCTTGTCTGTTTGCAATGACGAAGCTACTGATAAAGTTGATGATCGCTTTAATAAAGAAACGGATTATAACGAATGAAAATTAAATTAGAAGTTGAAATCGATACTGATAATCAAAATGATAAGCGAGCAATGCAAGAGTTGTATAATATCATTAATGAATTTAACAAAGATGAAGAAGATGAGGGGTACGAACACGATGATTAATGTAAACTATATTCGCGAATACTTTAAAAGCGAATTAGCTGCTGAGCGTTTTACTATTGATAAGACTGGTGCTAAAACAATTGAGATGATCGGTGCCTGCTTTGTTGCAGATCAATCAGCTATCTTTGGTAAACCAGTTGCATCCTATATTGTTTCTGAATTGGCTTGGTATGAATCAATGTCAACTAACATCAATGATATTAACGGTGCTATGAAGCCACCACCGGCCGCTTGGCAGTATGCAGCCGATCCTCACGGTAACATCAATTCTAATTATGGTACGTTATGCTTCTCTGATAAGTACCATTCCCAATATAAAAATGCTTTCAACGAGCTGTGGAATAACCCTGATAGCCGTCGTGCTCAAATGGTTTACAATCGTCCAAGCATCTGGGTTGAATTCGATGAAGGTGGCAAGTCTGATTTCATCTGTACTAATGCACAAACTTTCTACATTCGTGATGGCAAATTGCACATGGTATCTCAAATGCGCTCCAACGATGTTGTTTTCGGATATAAGAACGACATAGCTTGGGCAAACTATCTTATGGATAAGTTTATTGATGAATGGAATGATTATGCTACTGAATACAATCTTTCTTCTTTTTCAGCTGATACAATTGAACTTCTTTCTAAGGGCGATATTACATGGCAAGTAATGAATCTCCACGTGTATGAGCGTCACTTTGATCTTGTTAGGGGTGCATAATGAGTAAGATAGGACAGGCAGTTTTAGAAGAACAAGAACGCCAAGAGCCTTACGAAGAATATGTTCGTAGACGACTTGGCATGTATGATGAACCGTATAGCAAATGGCATATGCGATTTATGGACATGGCTAAGATGGTTTCTACTTGGAGCAAAGATCCTTCAAGTCAAATTGGTGCAGTAGCAGTTAACGATGAACGTCGTATTCTTGCAACAGGTTACAACGGTTTTCCTAAAGGTATTGCAGATACTCCAGAACGATTAAACAATAAAGAAGAAAAGTATCCACGTATCGTTCATGCAGAAATGAATGCTCTTATGAATGCATTGTATGCTGGTGTTAGTCTTAAAGATGCAACCCTGTATGTTCATGGATTACCAGTCTGTCCTGATTGTGCAAAGTGTATTATACAATCTGGTATTAAGCGTGTAGTCATACCGACAGATAAGACTAATAAAGGTAATTGGCAAGCAACTTGGGAAGAAAAAAGTTTGCCAATGTTTGAAGAAAGTGGTGTACAAGTAGTCGTTTTAGGGTTATAATATGACATATCTAGTAACGGATAACTGTGTTAAGTGTAAGCACACTACGTGTGTCTCAGTTTGTCCAGTTGATTGCTTCTATGAAGGTGATAACTTTCTAGTAATTAATCCAGACGAATGTATTGATTGTGGTGTATGTGTTCCAGAATGTCCAGTTGACGCTATTGTAGCAGACGTTGATTTGCCCGAAGATAGTCTGATTATTTGGATGGAGAGAAATGCTAAATACAGTGGTATATGGCCAAACATCGACGAACAAAAAGAACCGCTTTTAGATCATGCAGAGTGGGATGGTGTTCCTGGTAAATTTGAACAATTTATAGAAAAAAATTAGGAGTTATATTATGAAGGTTGCATTTATTTTTGGTAAGGGCATTGAAGGTTGTGGTGTTACCAAAGGTGCTAACGTATTTGAAGAATGGATTGTTAAGCAGGGTCACGAATCATTGGTCGTCGATTTTAATAATGGTCAGAAATTCAGCAGATCAAAAGATACATCTTGGTTAGGTGAAGTGCTATGCCTTGGACCAGAAGATACAGCTGAAACAGTTCCAGACATTGTTGCTCAAGTTAATGGTTGTGATATTGTTATTATTCACTCAATGCCTTCGCGTAAGCAAGGAAAATACATTGATCGTTTCCGC